TTTAATATAGCAATACCATCATCAAAGAATTCACTCATTTGTCCAGCATCAGTAAAGTGAGCACCTGCTGCTTTATATTCATTAGCATATACTTCTCTAAATCGCTCTTGAAATAAAGATTCTAAATCTATTTTATCAGCGGCTGCTCCACTTTCATCATACATTGTTGTAATGTATGCTTGTAGTGTTTCATGAAATGCAGTACCAAATACAGTATGAATACTAGCTTGATATGGTTGTTTATTCTCTACATAAGTTAGATACCATTTATGAGGACATGAAGCCCAAAGTGAATATTGAGAATAAGAAACGCTACGTTGAAAACTATAATTTATTTCTGGTGATTGGTAATTTTTTATCTTTAATTCAATCTCAGATAATTTTTTCTTGGCTGCCACTTAGTATATATTCTTGTTTAATTTTTTCTAAATATAAAATAGCATCCATATGTTCTTGTTTAGCGTGCTCAATCCACTCTAATAAAGTTAGATCATCACGATCTAAATCAACTCCATATTTAGCTTTACCTTTAAGTGAACGTTGTTCAAATTGTTCTATAACTGAACTAACTATTGAGTCTAGTTTATGTACATTACCTTGTTTATCTTCTATGTAGTGATTCATTATCCGTTAATTTGAAGTGTAATATTTTCTAATTCTTCTTTAGAAAGCATATCAATATATTCTTTAGCTTCGTGTTTACTAATCTCATAATAAGTAGCAACTGCTTCTACTTGTTCAGCTTTATATTCTTTCTTATTAGTTGCTTTAATATACTTAAGAAATTTATATTGTTGTGGAATAAGATCTTTATACAAATTGTATAAATACTCTCCTTTCATTATAAATGTATTCTTTTGTACTATATTAACTACTTCACAATAATCAGGATCCATACTTAGATAACGATTAATCATCCAATTACTCCATCCTTCATCACCTAAGTATGGACCTTTTGTTGTAGTAATATTTTTTAAATGATCAAATATATTCATTAATAATATCTTGAGTCGTTTTGATTATTGTTATTAACAGACATTTTCATATTAAGATGCTTTACTTCACCTACCAAATTAAGATTTTGTTTATGTAGTTGATCTATTTTCATCTCATACATTTTTAATTTTTCTTCTGTTATTCTAAGATTATTAGATAGTCCCATGATTTGAGCTTTAAAATGCTCATTTTCCTGCTTTAATTGTTCTATAGTCATTTTATTTTTATTGAATAGTTTTTTCAGCAGATTTACCATAGAATTGTTTTAATGGAGTAGGAATGAAGTCTTCAAATAATACACCACATTTTTCACAAGCAATTAGTTGAATAGGCACCATTCTATCCATTGGTAATCCAGATGCTAAACGAGATTCCTTACGCATATACATTACTTCTTTAAATGTTTCATTACCACACTCTCCACATGCTACTGGGAGAGTAGATGTTATATTTACTTGTTGTTGTTGAGGTTCAAATTGACTCATATTACTTGTTTTTTATTTGTTTCTAATATTTTTGCTATGGCGGCTGCGAAATTAATTTCTTTATCAGGTATTACATTTGCTCTCCAACTATACTCATCTAGTATAACAGATATTTGAGCATCATTACCATGACTAAATTCAGATAATACTTCAAACATATAGCTATAAGCTACTTGAAAATCGTCTACTTGGTTATCAGCTACTAATTGGCGTATTTGATACCAAGCATTTTTATCACGTTTTTTAAGTATTTCTACTAATTGTTTAGTCCAAGTAGTATTAAGAACAACCCATTCATACTTACCATCTTTAACTCCAGCTTGTAGATTTTTAATGATAGAACGAACATCAGGATAAAATTCTTTAACTAATAATGCTACATTAGAAAGTTCATATTTTATTCCTTCAACATCAAGAATATTTGTACAAATATGTCTTGCAACATCACCTTTAGTTGGTGGTTTTAAAATATGAATTTCACAGCGTGATTGAAGTGGTTCAATTAAACGTTCAATATAATTACAAGTAAGAATAAAACGAGTATTAGCTGAGTATTCTTCAATAATGTTTCTAAGTGCAGCTTGAGCAGCTTGAGTTAAGAAATCAGCTTCATCTAATATAATTACTTTAAGTGGTTTAAATGATGATGTAACAGCAAATGATTTTACTTTATCTCTAATAACATCAATACCATTTTCATCACTAGCGTTAATATAAAGATAACTACAATTAAGATTATTAACTAATAACTTAGCAATTGTTGTTTTACCAGTACCAGCAGTACCCGTAAATATAAAATGCGGTATATCATTTTTAGCAATACAGTCGGAGATGCGGTTTTTAACCGCATCGTTTCCGACATATTGTTCTAGAGTTTGTGATCTATATTTTTCAATCCAAAGTGAGTGCTGTTTCATAACTTATTATTTTAATTAAATTTACATACCTAATCCTGCCATATCAAGCTCTTCTTTTTTCTTCTCATCTGGCTTATTATGGATAACACATTCAGTCATTAGGAGCGTAACTGCAGCTGCAGCGGCATTTTCAAGTGCACAACGTACTACTTTAGTTGGATCAATAATACCTGATTTGAAAGCATCTACTGTTCTATCACCTACGATATCAGGAACAGCATTTTTATCTTTTAGAATTGAAACCCATTCGTGATAATCTTCCCCAGCATTAGTCAAGATTTTATTAAGTGGAGCAGAACATGCTTTATACACAATTTGTCCTCCTAATCCTGAGTCACTATTATCTCTATTATTAATTGCATTTCTGGTAGTGAATAGAGCCATACCAGCCCCAGGTACAATACCTTCTTCAAGAGCAGCTTTTGTTGCTTGAAGTGCATCATCAATACGATCTTTTCTTTCTTTCATCTCTACTTCAGTACCTCCACCTACATTAATAATAGCTACACCACCTACAATTTTAGCTAAACGATCTTGTAAACGTTCTACCTCATATGGTGAATTTGCTTGTTCGATTTGAGCTTTTAATTCTTCAATACGAGCATCAATTTTTTCGGTTTCACCTTTACCATCAACTAAAGTAGTTGTATCTTTACCTACAGTAACTGTTCTAGCATTACCTAGCCAAGACATATTAAACTTATCTAGTTTCATTCCTTTTTGTGGTGAAACTAAAGTACCACCTGTTACAATAGCAATATCTTCTAGAATAAGTGTTCTACGATCTCCAAAATCAGGAGCCTTAACAGCTACTACTTTCAAAATACCTCTCATTTTATTTACAATAAGTGTTGAAAGTGCTTCACCGTCAATATCTTCAGCTACAATTAAAAGTGATTTATTATCTGAGGAGATACGTTCAAGGATAGGTAATAGATCTTTTACAGTACTAATTCTACCATCATATAGTAAAATTGAAGCATCAGTAAGTATTGCTTGCATTGTATTATTATCAGTCACCATATAAGGTGATTTATAACCTCTATCGAATTGAAGACCTTCTACTACTTCAAGTGATGTTTCACCAGAACGAGATTCTTCTACTGTTACAATACCATCTCTTCCTACTTTATCAATTGCTGTTGAAACTAGTTCTCCAATTTCTTCATCTCCATTAGCTGATAATGTAGCAATTTGTTTAATTTGTTTTTCATCTGTAATGTCTACAGATATTGATTTTAATTCATTAACAATATTCTTAACAGCAGATTCAATACCATATTTTACTTGAGTAACATTAACTGATGGTTTTGATGTTAATTCAAGTGCTTGGTTTGCAATACTGTAAGCTAACAAAGTAGATGTAGTTGTACCATCACCTGCTTGATCAACTGTTTTTTGAGCTGCTTGCTTAATTACAGTTGCACCCATATTTTCAATTGGGTCTTCTAAAGTGATTGTTTTAGCAACAGTAACACCATCCTTAGTTGAAGCTACTTGTCCATGTTCTTTTTCAATCAATACATTACGTCCGAAAGGACCCATAGTTACTGTTACAGCATCATGTACTTTTTTAATACCGGCCTGTAGTTTTTCTTTCGCGTCGCGATCAAAT